TACTCGCGGTACGGGCCGTAGCTCGACGCGACGACCGGCCAACCGCACGCCCCAGCCTCTAAAAGCCGAAGCGCGGATTTTGAAGCGTTGAAGATATTGGGCACCAGCGGCGCGATCGCTATGTCCAACTCCATCGACAGTAGCCGATCGAAGTAGCGGGCCATGAAGGCGAACATCTGCTCGCCAGGGTCCGGGTCGATGTAGGGGTGGTACTCAATTCGGGCCGGGTCTACTCCTGGGAGAGTCGGGGGCTGGCCGAAAAAGACGAGCCGGACGTCGTGGTACTTCTGGCAGAGCTTGCGGAGCGGTCGGGCGACTAGGGCTAGGTCGCCGCCGTGGGTTGAGGACCCCGCGTAGCCGACCCGTATCTCGCCAGGCCGCTTCGGCGCTCCGGTGATTTCCGCCGGCGAGAGGCGTTCGAACACTTGGTCAGGGATGAAATTCTCCACCACCTCAATTCCCGGCCGCCACTTCGCGTACTCGTCAGCCAGCCGCCGAGTCGAGCAGGTGACGACTGTCGGTAGAGGGAGGGCCTCCTCGAAGATGCGGGTTCCCCACTTTCCTGTTCCGTACACCCCGCGCGCCTCGGGATTGTGCTGGCGCTGGTGTAAATTGTCGTCAAAATCCTGAATTGTCGGCTTCCCGGCGCCCCTGAGCGTTTTCAGAAGGTCTAGCATCGGCTGGGTTGAGACGCGCGACGTAACTACGAGGTCCGCGCTCAGGAAAAACGCGGGGTCGAGAACGTCGGTAAAGAGGACGGTGTGCTCTGGCAGGCGGGAAAGCGGCATTATCTGCCGCCAATAGGCTTGCCCGCTTAAATTAAATCCGAGAGCGCGACTAAAATCCGCACCTAGTATTCCTCCATCTCCTACTATACACGCCTGGGGGGCCGCTTTGGGCACGCTCTGCCTTTCCGTCTCCGAAGCAAGCGAGAGCGGCCAACTGCTTGCCGGTGAAGATAGGAAGTAAGAACCATTTGGATCCGTCGCGCTTCAACGCTCTGGACGCAATCCCGAAGTCTTCGACGGCAAAAAGCCAAGCGGGCCGTAAAGCCCCTTCGCCGGGCGACACTCGACATTCGGTCGAAGTTACGGTAAGCTGGGTCCCAGAGACGACCATTTAGCTGCCGTTATCATCAGCGCACTTACGCTCGCCGGAATCTGATTCCTGCGGGCGTTTGTGTTTCGGTTGACAGCGTATGCCAAGATGGTCGTAACGGATTCGGCCCGCCGTCGCCCCGGTCAAGCGCAAGCCCCGGAGCCACGCGGACACCCGGAACCACTAGCAGCCCTCAGGCGCGGACCTGAACGCTCGCGGGACACCCGGGCAACCGGCCTCGCTCGAAGCGCCAGATACTCCGAAGCATCGAGGACGATAACTCGTCTTTTGCTTAGGAGTTTTGCCAATGGCAGTACAAACCGGGCCTTCAATCGGCGGGTATGATCAGGAGAGCGCAGTCCTGGCTGAAGCGTTTGTTCCGTATGTGACGGACAACGTTTTCCAGTCAGCTCGCGTCCCGAAGATCGCCTACGATTCGGCCAACCGCGTGGAAGAGGGGCGCTACCTTGCGTTGCCTTTGCTCACCGCGAAGAACCAAACAGCCCAAAGTTTCGGGCAGTACGACACGCTGGCTTCCGGCCCGCAGTCGCTGCTCTTAGTGGCGGCCTTCCCCTGGTCCTGGTATCAGGCAGCCGTCACTATCGACTATCAGACGCTCCGGCTCGTGCGCGGCCCGAATATGCGTGTGGACAACCTCACGCTCCAGGTGCAAGCCTGTATCGCGTCGCTGTCCGACCTCATCGCGGGCGACCTCACGAACCTAACGAAGGGCGCCAACTCGCAGACCGGGCAGCCGGCCTTCGGCGTGGTCGAGGCGTCCGACAACGGTCAGCTTTACAACGTGTACGGCAACATCGCGAGAACCGGAACGAACAGCCTCGCCAACTGGCAAGGAAACGTCATCTCGCTGGCGACCAGCGGGCTGGGGAACGCCACCAACGATCTTTCCCGCGCCAACATGCTGCGCGAGTTCACGGCCTGCGTCATCGGTGACGCCGCGCCGACCCACATCTTCTGTCACCAGCAAGCTGTATCGTCCTACATCTTCACGATGGACTCGATGATTCGCGTGAGCCCGGGCGATTCGGCGAACCCGTACACCGGCAACCCGCATCTACTCGGTGCGGAAGTCGTTGGCGACAACCACTTCCCGGTCATCACCAGCGTTTCAGGTGGTAGCACATACCTGGGCTACAACTACTACCTTCTCAACATGAATCACACCCGAATGCACTACTTTGGATTTAAGGGCTTCGACTACGTTCCGTGGATCGATACGCCCGGCGTCCTCTCTAAGACGAGTCGTTACGTGATCGCCTTCCAGTTCGCTTCAGACGAACCGCGTCTGAACGGTTGGATTGGCGCCGTTAATGATCTCTCGAATTTATAGGAGGAAATATGTCAGCACCAAGAAGCCGCCCCCACAATCCGAAGGTTCGCACGGGAAAGAACGTCGGCCCCGATTATCCCGTCGATCGCTTCGACGTCCCGCAGAACGCGGGCATCGACTACCCGATTGGCGATGCGCGCGACGACAAGGCGATTCACTCCGAAGCCGGGTCGCAGTTTGAGGGCGGTGGCGCACCGCTCGAAAAGGGCCGCTACAACGAACTGTGGGATGGTAAATAAAAATGGCCTTACTGAATCTCTGGAACATCAACTTTAGTTCGGGTAACCCGTCGTCGCTCACGTCCATTCTTCCCGGTGGCGCAGGCGGCAACGCCGTAGCGGGAACCACGACCATGCCGATGATCGGCTTACCAACGCTAGAACCCATCGAGCGCATGATAAACGACCAAACGCCCGCGTATGTGGCCGCCAATGGCGCACTGCAAGGGAACCTCGTCGTGCTCGGTTATGCTTTGCCGGCGGGTATCACGAGTAACAACGGCGGCGGTTACTGGACGCTATCGCAGTTCTACGGTCGCGCCTATCCGCCACTCGCCTACGGCATCGTCAGTGTCGCCCAAGGTCTTGGGCTTGGCGGCGAAGCGAAGATCGTGTGCAACGGGCCGATTCAGGCGCTTTGCACGGCCACGACCAACGCAATCGCGGTCGGTACGCTGCTTTGCGCAGACGGCCTGGGGAACCTTACGTCCTTCCAACCGCCGAGCGCAGCTCCGACTCCAACCATTACGCCGGTTGGCACGTCGGGTTCCACGACCTACACCTACGGCCTTGTAGCCGTTGGGGCCGATGGAACGGTTTCGACTATCACGACCGGGACAACGGCTGGCGGAAACGCTACGCTGTCGAACACGAACTACAACCAAGTCTCGTGGACTCCGGTAGCAGACGGTTCTCAGTACATCATCGTAAGAACGTCGTCTGCCGGTACGCCATCAACGGTCGGCGTTATCGGGCAAGTACCATCATCCGATGGAACCTTCAACGATACTGGCCTAGCGATTCAGCCGCTCACGTCGGCCACGCAGTTCTTCCAACGGTTGGCGGCACCGTCCGCGCCCACGGTCACGACCTCGGGCACGGCTGGCACGACATCGTACAGCTACAAGATAACGGCGGTTGCGCCAAATGGCGTGTACTCGGCGGAATCGACGACTGGCACGGTGTCTACCGGAAACGCTACGCTCTCGGGCACCAACTACAATCACATCGCCTGGAGCGCCGTTACGGGCGCGGTGTCATACGTTATCGACCGCACAGCAGCGGCCGGCACGCCAAGCACGCTGGGCACCATCGGAACCTTCTCGGTCACACCGGGTTCGTCTCCGACCTATGCCTTCAACGACACCGGGCTTGCGGCAGTGGCGTATGCGGCGGTAACAACGCCGTCTCTCTCGCCGCCCGCAGGAACCACCCTGGCGATTTCGCTGGGAGTTCTCGCGGCCAGCACGAGCACGCCGACCTTGACGCCGGTTTGGGTTGGCGGGTTTTAGTTCAGCAGTAGCAACGGAAGGGCGCCGGTTCGTCTCTATGGCGCCCTTCTTCACTCAACGTTACGAGACGGTCTAAGGAGGAACAGTGTCAGCACCCACCATCACAGAGATTCAACGCGCTACGGATAAAGCGCGCATTGGTAATTTTAACCCAGAAGCCGAAATCATCGCCTCGCTCAATTCCGCTCCACTTGGAACGCTCGCAGGCGAAGCGAATCTTCAGACGCCGTTCAACGCCACCGCGAAGCGCCCCAACGTGTATGTCGTGAACCACTCGCGCAAGAAAACTCGCCGGGTGTGCATCGTCTCCGTTTCGACCGTTAGCGGCGCGGAAGAAGCCCTTACGCACCAAAGCGCAAAGGGCAAAGAGTACCGCACGACCTACGGAAACGCCGAGAACCTCTATCGTGCTGCCGCGCGCCGCGATATGAGCATCTATGAGGATAAGGTCGAGCCTGCGATGCTCACGATCAACTTTGACGGCCAGCGCTTTGTGATTCTGCCGGCGACCGAGGACGACCCGGACAATCCTCCGGTGGAGCAAATCCCCGAAGGCGCGTGGGATCTGTACTGCGGCAACTACCAACGGACGCACGCCCTGCTTCCCGATGGGCGCCCGGACGAGAAGGTTCGCGGCGAGGAAGTGCAGCGGCTCGCGTTGACCTGGAACCGCAAGCACAATCCTACCTGGCGCATCATGGACGACGGCGTATCGAGCGACTCAAAGAACCCTTTTGGGTTTGTAGAGTTTATTCGCGAGATTCCGAAGGAAGCGCCGATTCGCGTTGACGGCCGGTTCGTGTCCGCGATGGAACTGGCGGAAGTCGAGTAATGGCCCGTAACAAACCTGCGCGGTCGCTTGGCTTCGTGATTCCTCCCGAGGACGTTCGACCGCGCGGGCCTTTAACATCCGATGACCGCGGCTGGGGTAACGACGTGACGCGCGGTGGCGACATCGAATGCTCCGGCGTGCTTGGAGATAAGGGAGGTCGCGAGATTGGCATTCGCACCGTCAACGCTCGCGAGATGCCGTGCAACCCTTACGGCGTAGGCTCGCACGGCGAGAATAACGATGAGCACCAAGAAGCCAAATAATGCCTCTTGCGCCAGGTGAGGATGTAGGAACGGCCATTAGCGAACTGCATGGCGGTAAAACGTACTCTCGCACCAAGAAGAAGTTCGGCAAGAAACGGGCTCAAAAGCAGTCCATCGCTATTGCTATGCACAACAAGCGCCGCAGAAAAAAGAAGCAACATCACCGCCAAGCGTCTCGTAGGATGACGCATCGGTGAGTACACCAACGGGATACAATGCTTCGCAAGCAATCGCGATGGCAAGACTTCGCTCGAATGAATTTACGGCGCAAACCGACTCTCAGGTTCTCTCGTTCCTAAACGCGGGCGTGGAACAGGTCGAAGCGGAGCTTGGCGGTATCCGTCTTTACGTTGCCATCCCCGTAACGTCCGGGCAGCAGGTCATTACGTTCGGTGAGGACATCCAGGATATTTTCTCGATGTCGTTCTCGACTGGCCCGCTCACGCCCGCGCCTTCGACCGCAATAGTTTATCCAATGCGGCAGTTAGAGCCGGAACAATTTATGTCGCAGTGCTCCGGCTTCCCAGGCGTCGGCGCTGGACCGCCCACTTATTACATGATTTACCAAGACGCTAACAGCGTAATGACCGCGCAGTTATATCCGCCGTGTATGCTCGGGCAGTTAAATGTTTACTACCGCGGGCGCCCCCAACTGTGGGCCGATACCACCGTTCAGTCAACGACGAACCTCGATACGCAGGCGCAAGAGGCCGTCATCCTTTGGACGATTTGCCGCATACTGGAAACGGTTCAGCGCAGCGATGAGAGCAAAGATATATTCAGCCCGCAGTACGACGACCGTATTCAGAAGCTCAAAGAGTCTATGGCTCGCCGCTCCGTCCCGAGACGAGGGCAAGTGTCCGACGTTTCAAGCATGGGTGCCTATAGCTCCACTCCCTGGTGGCTTGGATAATGCCGTTTCAACGCTACGGCAAAATGCGCCGCGATACGGCTGGTCAACTCGACTTCGGTGTTTACGACTTTAGCGGAGGCTTAGATATAAAGAGTGCTCCGCAAGAAGTCGCCGACAATTGCTTGACGCAGGCGCTCAATGGTTACCTGCGGATGGATGGCGGGTTCGAGTCGCGCCGCGGAATGAACCTGTACCAAACGCTGCCGTCTCGTGCCCCGGTAATCGGGTTGTTTCGGTTCGCGCAAAACGTCGTAGCTGGCAAGAACGTTCAGGTAAGAGAAACGCTTGCACAATGCGGTGGCATCCTGTATAACCTCGACTCAAAGGCTGTGCTAGGGACGTTGAGCGCTAAAGGTAATGACGCTCCGTGGAGCATTACGATCGCGTCGGACCCGCAAGCCAATCCGCGCCAGCTTACCAACGAGTCGGGAATTACCGACGTTGTGGTGATATGCACGGGCGAAGCGGAGAGCGGTGTTTTCGGCAGCCCGCATGGCCCGTTCATTTACGACGGGTACAGGTTGTACCATCCCCAAGGCTGGGACAACGCTAAGGGCGCGCGGTGGTGCCAACTTATCAACGGCGTCGTGTGGTTCGGCGGGATTAAAGGCTTCCCAACTCAGGTAATGTCCACGGGTAGCGGCCAAGTCGCTGGCGATTCGTTTGAGAAAATCGCCGGGTACAGTATTTTTGATTTCGGGCAGCCGGTTGTTGGCATGAGTTCGGTTGGAAGCGGCGCGCAGGCGATGCTGTGCGTTGGGCTGCCGAACGGCTTGTCACTCATCTATGGAACTGGCCCAGCCAACTACACGCAGCAGAATGTGCCGATGGATAACGATGGGGTTGCCTGCGGGAACTCTATGCAGAGCGTAAACGGTATTCAGTATTTGCTAGGAAACAATAACGCATATCAGTTTACTCCAAGTACAAGCCTAACGAGTCAATCACTAACTCCCCTTTCAACTAAGGTTCAGCCGTGGATTACGGACGACCCGTTCGTCACCGGCTACCCGATGCAAGGGTCGCGTCAGAACTTCTTTGCGTTCACCTACTACGACCGCTACCATATAGCGTACTCATCGGCAAACGCCAACGTGCTCGATACGGTGCTGGTGTACGATACAAACATTCAAGGCTGGACGGTGCTGTCGCTTGGCGAGCCTATTACCTGCTCGACCCTGATTAACGCGCCTGGGGACCCGTCGCCTTCGGCCTGCCTTGTTGGCGGAACGTTCGGTCGGGTCTACACTTGGGACCCGTATGTCGGGCAGGATAACACTCTGTGGAACGTGGCGGCTTGGGACGGAGCGCTTTGGGACGACACGACGGCGAACAACGATAACGGCGCAACCATTCAAGCATGGGTCGCAACGAAGTTCTTTAAGGTCGGCGAGCCTGGCACGGTCAAGACGCTGCACCGTCTGTACCCTGAGATTATCTACCCGGTGTCGTTTGGCGGGACCGCCACGGTGCAGACCGACTACGCGCAAGAATCGGTGTTCACGGCTGCGGTGTACGCAACGCAGCAAAGCGGTTCGCTGTGGGACGTATCGGTTTGGGATAACGCTTTCTGGCAATCGACTCCGGTGGCGCGTTCGTCATGGAACGCGCCTGCATCGCGTATCGACGTGTTCTCGTTGCTTCCAAATAACAGCGGCAACTTCTTAGTGTGGAACCTCGGTAGTTGGAACCAAGCCCCCTGGGGTTCCACCCCACTCCCTTCGATTCAAGCGCCTGGAATTCAAGCTGAGGCTTTCTCTTTTGGCATGCAAAGCGGAATTGGAACCGGAGGAGCCGTGTGGGATTTATCAACCTGGGACAACTCTTTATGGAGTGTCGCTGACCAGTTGCCTTGGGTTCTCAGTGGATTCACAGGCAGCTTTAGTCAGGGAGGCCGCCGCTAGTGGCTAACATCATTATCCCCAACGTTTTTACGCCAGCCACCGTCGCTGATGCCAATGCGGTCAACGCAAACTTTACGGCTGTCGCGAACGCCATCAACGAAGGGTTGACGTCCTACCCGACCTTTATTAACGCGGTCGCTCCGCCGTACGGGATGGCCGTCGCCAACACCCCAGCGCAGAACACCACCGCGCTCCAAGCCGCAATTTGGGCCGCTATCACGGCAGGCGGCGGGACGGTGTTCATTCCAGCCGGCACCTACAACATGGCGTCGGCTATCACGATTAGCGGGTTGACAGGCGGCATCATCATTCAGGGTGCGTCAGCCGGTACGAAACTCGTCGTGCAAGGCAATGGCGACCTGTTCGATGTGACCGGCAACAACGGAACGTACGGCGGGACGCGCTTTCGCGACTTGCAGCTTGTCTATGCGTCCGCAACGAGCGGCATAGCGATCAACGTGCAGCAAGGCGGAGAAGCAACCACAGCGGAGTTCTGTGAGTTCACCAACTGCCCGCAAGCGATGGCGCTCGGTGGAGTACAAAGTGGGATGTTCGGTTGCCGCGTTTACCAAAACAATATAGCTAACACCACGCAGGTTACAATTTCCCAGCCGGAATGCTACGTCTCGCAGTGCTTACTATTGCAGCAGCCCATCTCCACGGGCGGCCCAGTGGGGTGCATTGGCATTAATGTCCAGAGCGGGGCGGATCAAGCGTGGATTATCAACAACCACATCTCGGACTTCAATCAAGGCGTTGTGATTAGCGGTGGCAAGTTTACGTTCATCACCAATTGCGCGATACAGTCGTGGACGAACTCCGTTTATGTTGTACCCAAATCTGGCGGCAGTGCAAATTACGTGTTCCTCGTTGGGAACCATATACCGGCCGACCCCGCCACAACGGCGCAAAGCTCAGGCGTCTACATCGACAGTAACGGCGGCCCATCCACGAACGCTTCAGGAATCTACGGGTCTGGCAACCTTATCTACGGCTGGGGGAACGCTGGGCTGCAGGTGAACGTCGCGCAGGATGTCGTGTTCAACGGCGGTCAGATTTCCAGCAACGGCTTGAACCCTTCCGCAGCGAACCTCGGAGCAAACGTCGTCGTGAGTGCTGCAGCATTGAGAGTCGCACTTAACGGCGTGGATATGTCGGGAACCGTTCCCATCATCGGAGCCGCTTCGCCGTATGCGCTTTCGGTGTTTGGCAGTGGTGCGTGTTTGGCAAATCTCTGCGATATGACGCTCTGCAGCACGGGGCCTCTGCTCGCGAGCAGCCCCGGAAGCCTGAGTCTTACGAGCTGCAACGGGTACAATAACATTGTTTCCATTGTCAGTACAGCAACTCCGGCAAACGGCGCTCAAATCACTTTAGCATCTTTAGGGCACTACGGGCCAGGCACGATGTACGTTTCGGGCGGCACGGTATCGGCTATCGAACTTTTTGGAGTCTCGGGTCAAGTTCTCGGGATAACCTCCGGGACGGTTGTTATTCCAAACCCGTACACTGCATTTTCGATAGCTTGGTCCGGTTCGCCCACCGTGGCAATCATCGGAAGCTGATGCCGCTCTATACTTCGTTGCTTACCTCGGTATTGTTCACGTTATCTCCTGGGCAGTATTGCAAAATCAACTCCACGGGCAGCCCGTCATTCGTGATGGTCGGCCGATAAAGGAACGATATGTCACTCATTACGATACCGTTCGTTTTCGTCCCGGGGACGACCATCTCGTCATCTCAGGCCAATGCCGACTTCGCCGCGATTACCAACGTGGTCAACGGCAACCTGGACGGGACGAACTTTTCGACGGTGTTTACATCGCTCAGCCTGTCAAACAATAAGGGACACGCGACCTTCCCGGGCGGGTTGATCGTGCAGTGGGGTTCGCCAAATTCCGTAGCGTTCGACAACTCCGCCGCATCGGTCATCACCTACGACATCCCGTTCGTAAACCAAGTGTTCGGCATCTACACGGGGGTATCGGAGAACACGCAAAACGCGGCGACGGCAGCGGCGATCAGCGTTGCGACGAACACGAACGGTATTAGCCTACCGCTCACGCAGTTCAACTTGACGGCTAGCGGCGGTGCGGCTGGTAAAACCGGGCAAATATTCTGGCTGGCTACTGGATACTGAGGAGTACAATG